AATGAGCTCTCCAAGAACTTGCCAGTATATATTTCCATTGCATTGTCCAGGCTGCCGTACATCATACCAACCCACTGACATCCGTAGCTAAAGCAGATTTCGGGATTGGAGTTTTTGAATGCGGTGGTGTCCATATCGGGAACAACCATCGTGATGTTGCGCTTGTTGAACTCTATCAGCTCTTCATGATCATATGTTTGCGCCGCCTCGGTGTATGTCAGGCGACGCATGCGCGACGACGACCACGAGATATTCACCAGCTCTTCCATTCCATTGCCCTTGGTCGCATCATCAGAGGTGATAATGAGCTTTCCCATGAGGTTGCAGATGGGTTCTACGGCCAGGTTCTTGCGCTGATAACTGTATGCCGAGTTCAGCATGAACTTGCGGAGGGTAGTCTTCATGGTATCCGCACACTCGTTGATGAGAGCGGTATTGTTGGTATGGAAGACGATCGACACCACAAAAGGGTTCTTGTATCCAGCGGTCACATCGGCACTAAAGGCTGAATTGGCGATCTCGGTACAGCAGTCCTCGAACGGCAGGGTGTTGTAGGTCAGCATCTTCATAGACTTTTTGCTGGCTACACCGACCGCCGCCTTCTTATTCACCTCATAAATGTGCAGTTCGACGAGGCGGCTACCTGCGCGAATGACCTTTTCGATCGCCTTGGGGGTGATGTACGTATAGACGGTCGTCGCTGGAAGAATGGTGTATCCTGACGACGCCATGTAGTAGTCACACAGCGTATCCTTGTTGGGGCAGGCCAGGGGGGTAGGCTTAATGAGATCCGAGTAGATGTTCAAGTTCTTGGTGAGAACGTCGCTTCCAGGAATATTTCCGTTCAGGTGGATCACAAAGAAGTAAGTGACCAGAGAGACAACAAGCAGTGCTCCGCCGACAAGCATCAGTAGAGGGATGCGACTTAGCCACTCTGACCACTCCATTACTCTTACTTGCGTGAATTCTTATATTCAAAGAACAGCGGGCGCATCATCTTAATCACATCGTCGGGGACCTTCTCATCCATCGGGATATCGAAGAGCGAACAGTGAAGGAAGTAGATGCAGTACATTCCACACTGGGATCCCTTGTACTGGTGACGCGTATTGTTGTAGAAGAGTCGCATAGGCTGCGGGTGAATTTTCAGGGCATCGATCTGACCCTTCCAGCGTTCCATGAGCCGCTTGACTTCCTTCTCGGGCGCGCGGGCATACGAATCAAAGTAGGTCATCTGGGGATACTCCAGCTCGGGACGAATATCGGCGAAGCCAGCGATCCAGTGTTCGCCAGGCCCGTCATGAGGGTCGGTATTGAATACAATCCCGATACGGCGGTACCCTTTCTTGTACAGCTCTGAAATACTCAGACTGCACAGGGAATTCACAAGACACTCTCCCGTCTTTTTGTGCAGGTCAAAGTCGATGGGAACAGTGCCAACATAGTAGTAATCGGGAATCAGCTCCTGGTAATACTTTTGCGTGCTATCAATGTCGTCAGAGGACAACCATTCCTCGCTATTCACTTTCCACGAATTTGGAGCCGCTGGGCGTTTCACGAGAGCGCGAACGACGCACTCTGGGGTTCCCGAGTCACAGATATTCTTTAGACGGCTCGTAATTTCCCGCCAGGCTGTCTCGGTCTTTTTGATCGGCGGCTCATGCGGATGTTCCTTGTTGTAGGCGAGCCGCAGTTTCTCGACTTCCCGCGGATCCATCTGTTGTTCAAAACGGATCTTTCTTTTTCAGGGCAGGACAGGTATCATACACAGAATGAGCATTGATCAGCGCGACCTCGTGAAGGCTGTCCGCAACTACCGCGCCATCGACGACAAGCTGAAGGAGATCAACAAGGATATCCACAAGCTCCGCGAGAACAAGAAGTTCGTCGAGAACGAGATGAGCGACATCCTGCGTCGGCAGAACTTTGCACACATCTACAAGCTGGAGATCGCCGATGATGGGTCCTATATCCGCATCCAGCGCCCCGAGACGTGGAACAAGCCCTGGTCGATGGGTGCCCGCGAACTGCAGGGGCATATCGAGGAGTACTTCAAGACGCACGCGGGTCCGAACGCCGACGGGTGCTACAAGTTCATTGTGGATCGCAAGAAGAAGGATATGGTGGCCAAGGAGTTCGCCTTTACGCGGATGATGCCTCTAGACAACAATGACGACGGAGCGGGAAGTTCTTAAGTGGTTGCGCACCGACACGCAGGATGGTCACACAAATGAGGAGGAGATAAAGTCTCTTTTTCTAGAGATCGAACAGGCTCTCACTGAAAAGAACTTACTGCGTCCAGACTTTAAGAAGTACAAACTAGTCTTCTATCGTCAGTTCTGTGACAGGGTCTATGAGCACTCACGTTAAGGTTGTCAAGGAGTTTCGAGATTTTCACCAGCGGTTGAATCATATTGGAGCGGGGTGTCAGTTTTTCTCATCCATCTGTCCCATCTGCGACATCATTGTTCGAGAGCAGACAGATGTATATCCGGCTGCTATTGAAGAGGTATTGTGGCCAGTTATTCAGCGGTACTGGAATCGCTGGCAGAGAGATGGGTACCGTATTGCCCAGAATCTGTCAGCCGCCGAAGATCTGTGCTCATCCCTGTCGTTTGATGCGTTTGCGCGTTGGATTCAGCCGAGGTATAAGGACATCCCCGATCTTGAAGACGAAGAATTGATTTATCATCGGTACGTCATCCAAAAATTAACGCGGTGATAGACAAACACACCATGGAAAAGATGACACCCCCCGCGAAATACACTGGAGGTCAGGGATGCGGTTGCTCCGGCGGCCGCCGCACGCGCAAGGCCAAGAAGGGAGGACAGATGTCGCAGACCGCTGGTCGTCGTCGGCGTCACCGCGGTGGATCGATGCTGGGTGATGTGCTGCTCAGCGGCACGGCTCTGGGTCTGTACTCGTACTTCACGAAGAAGCGTGGGGGCAAGCGTTCTCGCAAACATTAACCTCAGGTAACTGAAACCCGTTGAACTCGGACGCACTCACCCACGAGTATGCGCCAATATTCTTGACTTCCAGGATGTCTGATTCGCCGATCTCTTTCGGCAGCCACACATCGTTTGCAATGACATCTGCCGAATCACAGGTACGACCAAAAATAGTGAATTTCTCAAGGTGGGTATAGGGAGTGCGTGAAATGCACTTGAATGTGGGCTTGAATCCATCAAAAAGGACACCTGAAAAGATACCATACACCGATTCGTCCAGAGTAATACTTCCCCGCTTCCTACCGATGACGGGAACATGCAGAGTACAAATTTCCGATGCGAAGAACCTGCCTGGTTCGGCAATTGTTCTCTTGAACGGAAGAGAGGATACGTTCTCCTGAATCACAGGAGCCAATTCATACTTGAAAAAATCGTTGTGCTCCGAGCTTCCCGAGAATCCGCCACCGATATCCAGAAGTTCAGGGGTAAATATATCCTTGCGATGTTTGAATACCTTGATATATTCCTTGACGGTATCAAAAGCGGACTGGTAAGCCCTCACCGACGTGCAATCGCTGCCTACGTGAAAGGCGATTCCGTATATGCGCGCGCGGGTTTCACGTGGAAGGAGTTCGTCGATATCACGAATGCGGAAACCGAACTTCTTGTTCAGGGGGATGCGGGCATCGCCCTTGTCATCTACAAAAATACGTAGAATGGGTTTGGTTGTGGGAGATTTTTCGGTGATTTTTATGAGTTCAGAGAGACTGTCGAACGTCATGTAGGGAATGGTATGGTTGCGAATACGAAAGAGTTCATTCGACGACTTGCAGGGATTGGCGTAGATGATGTCCGAGTCATCTGCACCGACCTTCTTGACACGATTGATCTCATCAACCGAGGCGCAGTCAAACCCTACACCGCCCCTCTGCAACTCTGCAAGGATGGGTGCCATGTTATTACACTTCACGGCATAGTGCGGACGAATGTTTGGCAAAGCAGAGTTCCAGAGGCTGAGGCGGCACCGCAAGGCGCGGAGGCTTACGGTAAGTTTCGACAGTGTTATTGACTTTACAAAAGAGAATAATATGTAAAGCATTTTAAAGTACCGCGTCTTCTATATACAAGAGCCATGGCGACCGAGTTTTACAGCCCGTACAATTCCAAGAATACTCCTCTGACTCCAGACGATGTGCAACGCATCCTCTGTATTCAGGGTTACCGCGTCAAGGATGTCGGAATCTTCCAGAAGGCGATGATCCACACGACGTATGTGCGCCGTGAGTCCTATACGACATTGACTGGTGACCCTGCGGTTCTGGCTCCCTGCCCCCCAGGTGTCCTGGATCTCCAGGACGAGTCGTATGAGCAGCTGGAGTTTCGCGGTGATGCCCTGCTGGGTGCGTCGGTCGCCAATTACCTGTGTGAGCGCTACCCTGGCGAGTCCCCGGGCTTCCTCACCAACACACGCAAACTCATTGTGCGCAACAAGACGCTGGGAGCACTAGCGCGGGATAAGCTGCACCTGGACAAGTTCTTTGTGATTTCCAAGCATGTGGAAGAAATGAAGCCTGAGCACGGACGACAGAATATTGAGAAGCTGGGGGATGTCCTGGAAGCCTTTATTGCAGCTCTCTGGATTGATTCGGGGTTCAAGTTTGACATGGTCAATGAGTTTGTCGTGAATCTAGTGGAGACGCATCTGGATATTCCCACACTACTGCGCGAGGACGATAATTACAAGGACCGGATGCAGAAGTTCTGCCAGCAGAATCACCAATACACACCGATCTACAAGATGATTCCCGATGGGGCTCCAGGTTTTACGATGGCGGTGTGCAAGCCCAACGGGGAGATTCTGGCGATGGGGAAT